AACAGAGAGTTTATCGGTTATGAACTAAACCCCAAGTATGTTGAGTTCGGTAATAAAAGAATAAGTGGTGAAGAGTTGGAAACATATATGGTAGTTCAATATGACGTTGATGGAAACTACATAGCACATTACCGAAATAGATTAGAAGCATCAAAAGCAACTGGTATTGACGATGGTGATATTATGAGAACATACAATAGAACAAAGTTTGATAGTAGAGGGGGATACATTTGGAAACTAACAAACGAAAAAGAAATAAACAACTATGAGCAGAAGAAAACATTTTGAATTAGAACAATACAATGAATTCCAAGTAAGTGGAGGGACGATTGATATCTATAATCCTAAGACCATTTATCTTCAATTACGGACACATTTATTCGCAGATAATGATAAAGGTCCACAAGAATTAAAACACTTGTTTTGGGGTATTAAACAATCAATAAATAGAACACTTGATTATAGTATTTGTGATAAAAGATTTATATCCGAACTTGACTTTTCCGAGTCCTTCAAAGACAAACCTTATTCATACGTAATAATGGATTTTACATTTTACCTTAATGATGAATATGATGTGAGTGCTTATGAATATTTTTTAAACCAAGTGGTAAAGAACATATACAGAGAAAACATGATATCAAGTCCATTTAGATTCTATGCAAATAAAAAACAATCCAAACTTGAAAATCAAAACATCGGTGGTCTTCGGACACTTACTCAAAGCTGAGGAACAAGGTAAAAAAATTGTTTGTCTTCAAGGGGGTTCAAGAAGTGGGAAAACGTTTAACACATTACTATGGTGGGTACAAAAGTTATTGAAGGAAGATAAAAAGACTTTATCAATATTCAGAAAGACATTACCGAGCCTGAAGAACAGCGTTCTTAAAGACCTTATATCAGTCCTTGAGCTGTATGAAATCTATGACCCATTAAAGTGGCACAAACAAGAAGGGTGGTATGAACTACCAAATGGTTCAATAATAAATTGGGGGTCAGCAGATGAGCCACAAAAACTTAGAGGTTCAAAAAGGGATTACCTATTTTGTAATGAAGCAAATGAACTTGACCTTGAAGATTGGAGACAACTTATTATGAGAACAGAAGGAATGGTAACTCTTGACTTTAATCCATCAGAAATAACATCTTGGGTATATGACCTTGAACATAGGGACGATTGTTATTTCTTTAAAACGACATGGAGGGACAATCCATTTTTACCTCAATCACTTATTGATGAAATTGAAAGACTTAAAGACACAGACGAGCAATATTATCGTATCTATTCCTTAGGCGAAAAAGGCATTCCCACAACACTTGTGTTCAACAAATGGAATATGATTGACCAAATACCTCCTGAATCAAAATTGTTAGGAAGGGGTATGGACTTTGGATTTAATTCACCAACAGCACTTGTGGAGGTATACAAGAAAGATGATGAGTTATATCTTAAAGAATTACTTTATGTAAGGAATTTAACGATGGGGGATATTGTCTATAAAATGAACGAATTATCAATTGAAAAGACAGACAAGATATGGTGCGATAGTGCTTTACCACAAAATATTGAGGAATTAAGACGAAATAGATATAACGCACAAGGAGTTCAAAAACAATCCATACTGGCAGGAATTGATAAAATAAAGAGACATAAAGTATTCATCACCAACGATTCTCCAAATATACTTAAAGAGTTCAGTTCATACAAATGGAAAACAGATAGAGATGGAAAGATACTAGATTCTATGATTGACGAGCACAACCATACAATAGATTCTGTGAGATATGTATTAGATAGTACATTAAATAAACATCAAGGAAGATATAGAGTATTATGATTACAATAACATTAGGAAAAAAAGAATATGAGATACCAAGAGAAATGAGTGTAAGTCAATATCAGACCATACAGACTCAAAGATTATTCTTGGATAACTCAGACCCATCAAAACTATTAGCCGCTTATTTAGGAGCACCACTATCAGAAATAAAGAATGCAAAGAAAGAACAAGTAAAGTTTCTTGAAGCATTTGTATTTGAAAGACTTACCAAAGATGTAACCAAAGATGCAATCTTCACCTTTGACTATGAAGGTATAACCTATGGGTTTGAAAACGATTGGAAGAAACTAGCATGGGGTGCTTGGCAAGACCTTGAATTTCTATCATCAGAAAACATAACTGATAACATACACAGAATCTTATCTGTTCTTTATAGACCAGTCATTTCAATGAACGGAACAAAATATAAGATTGAACCCTACAATGCAGATACCATTGAAGATAGAGCACAACTATTTAAGAACATACCAATAAAGATTTGGTTTGGAGCAGCACAACTTTTTTTTTTCATCAGCAGCAAATACATAGACAATATAAAGAATACTATGGAATCACACATGAAGATGTACCGACTGATGGAGAAGGGGACGAAGGTCCTACCAAAATGGGTGCAAAAGAAGCTACGGCTAGATTCTATTTTGCAGCGTCACTTGAACTTGCAAACAACGACATCACCAAACTCACGCATATAAATCAATTAGGTGTCTATTTATGTTTGAATACTCTTGCTAGAAATAAAGACATAAGAGAAGCTGAACGAAGAGAGATACAAAAATCAATGAAGAAATATGGAAATGTACCTAACATACCACAAGGTTTTAGATAAGTTGGAGCAATTCCAACAGAATTATTGTTGTTTAAATTCATTTGGTTATGGTAACCTTGTGGACTTCGGAAAGAATGTTTCAGGTCAAACGGTAACCTATCCATATCTATTTGTTGTTCCTTTATCTGTATCGTATGACCAAAACACAACAACATATCAGTTATCAACAATATTCGCTGATAGACTCAATGAAAATTTGGATAATGAAAAAGATGCTGTATCTGATATGTCGCTCGCAGCCAGACAACTCTTATCTGAAATTTGGAGAGGGAACCTCCAAGATTATTTTGACGCCCCACTCCCTGTTAATGGTCAACCATTTATGGAGAGATTTAATGATTATGTTGCGGGGGTTGCTCTTGACCTTAATTTAATTGTATATGAAGACATCAATGCTTGTGAGCAGTGGATTGTTGTAACACCATCTGTTACTCCATCATTAACTCCAACTATGACCCCTTCACCAACTATCAACTTCACCCCTACACAAACACCAAGTAACACAAGCACTCCTACGGTCACTCCTACGCTTACAAGTACACCACAAGTTACTCCGACCCCAAGCTCCACACCAACAACAGATAATCCAGCAGGTCTTGGTGCATTATGGTGGATTGATTTCACAGATGCTTCCACTTTGAGTTTATCGGGTTCATTTGTGGCGTCTGCTACGGATAAAATATCAAATGTTGTATTCACCGCAGATACAGGTTCAGGTGGAGGTCCACTTTATTCTTCAACAGGTTATTTGGGAATATCAGGAGATGTTAGAACAAACGCAACTCAACTACGAAATGATGGTAGTTCCTACGGTAGTTCATTCACAGAATATACTTGGTTTGGAAGAGTATATGACGATGTAGTATCACAAAGGGGAGGTAAAATTATTGTTGGGACAAATAACAACGACCCTTGGTCTAGTGGTCAAGCGTTTATGTTGATGATAGACCCAAATACAGGTCCTTCTCCTGTATGGAGGTTCCAAAATAGAGGTAATAGTGGTGTTGTGCAGGTAAACACAGATATAACATTCAGTGCTTGGACAGATATTGCGATGAGAAGTTATAATTCAGGGTCAGACCTTGTTTTAGAAGTTTGGGAAAATGGTAGTGTAATCAGTTCAGGCACGAATGCTAGTGATTCTGCTATCACTGTAAATCTTCCAATCTTTAGTTTAATGTTTGATGGTGGTATTGATTTTAATACTGAACAATTCTTTTTTGATAGGAAATTAACCAATGGTGAAATGAACCAAATGTTCACTTACTTAACCAACAAGTATTAAGATGGACGAAACACAAATGGAATTGATGAGGGTGTTGTTATATAACGCAATTGTAACTGAACTTAGAATGCCATATAAACCACAAGGTTATAATGGTCAACCGAAGACAGGTTTCAATAGGAGGGGTTCTGTAGCAACAGGTCAGTTAGTAGAAGACCTAACTGTTGAATGGGACGAAACACCTGAAGGTAATTTCCAACTTGTTGTTTCATTCCCAACAATCCAACCAAGTTTTTTACCTTTTATTATTGATGAAGGTAGAAGACCATCAACCAAATATCCACCACTTGCAGCAATTGAAGCATGGGTAAGAGTTAAACCTGTTTTCTTTAGAGATTCAGGTGGAAGGTTTGGTAAAGGAACAGTCAAACAAAGAACATTCTTAATTGCTCGTTCAATAAAAGAAAAAGGTTTCAAGGGTAGATTTTTCTTACAAAAAGCCGAAAACAGAGTTATCAATCAACTTGAAAAACTTGGTGAAGAAGCAATGGCTAATTATTTCCAAACGTTAATTGAAAATCAATTTGTAAATCTATTATAATAAAATGAGTGTAGTAATCGTAAATAACCCTGCTGAGTTTCAACCATCAAAATCTGATTCGTTGTATTTCACAGTATCAGCAGACACAACAAATCAACCCAAGTTTAGATATGTCTATGAACTCTATGTGGAGGGGTATAAAGTATTTGAGGGGAAGTCTACACCTAACCCTTATGGTCTTGGTATTATTGATGTATCAAGGGTTTTAGATTCCTATCTACAAAACTACCCTGTTGCTTATCACAACACAACCCCAATATTTTTACATCAGACATCACCATTTTCAAGACCTTATGGAAACGAAGTTGTTGATTATTATATTCTTGTTGGTGAGGAATATTCAGATTCATTCGTTGGTGCTCTTACAGGATTTACAGGTATTGGAACACAAGTAGGTTTTCCTTCTGTTCCTTCTTCAACATATAAATCATTCCTATCAACGATGGGGGTAAATAGAAACGCAACCTTGGAAGAATTTGATATTAACAAATTTGTTCTATCAGGTAATCCCACACCAGCATTTCCATATACAACAACCAATCTATTTCTTACCAACTCACCAAGAATAAGAGACATCAGTATAGATGAGTATTATACACTATCATTTACGAATGCTCAACTTGGTGGAACTTTGGTATCTGAGCCTTATTATGTTGAATATAACTTCTATGATGTTAATGGTTTTTTAATTGATACAAAGAAGTATTCTAACATATTATCTAATGGTGGTGGACCTATGACTTCTTGTACACAGGACTATCAAAACTATACCTTTACTGGTCTATCAAATTATAACATTCTAAATGTTGGTGCAGGTCCATTAAACATCTACCAATTTCCTGGTCATACATCATACTACACGGTTCAGTTATATGGTGGTGCTAGTACAATTCCTGTGTCGCCGACTCCTACACCTAGCCAGACCCCAACTTTAAATTTAACACCAACACCGAGTGTTACAACAACTCAGACAATGACCCCCACTCCAAGTAGCACACCAGCCGCTTGTTCTTGTGATGACTACACACTTGAATCAACAGTAGGATTTACTATTGAAGTATTCTATCAGGATTGTAATGGTTTTAATTTAAGCTTCTATCTTGGAGCTTATGAGATTGTTACTGGTTGTTATTGTTCAATTGAATATAACCCATACGTTACCACAACAAATCTTGGTAGTTGTGGTTCACCTCCCGTAACACCGAGTATCACACCTTCACAAACTCCTTCAGGGACTGCTGGTGAGGTTTGTGTATCGGGTACAACAATAAATGTTACAGATACGGGGTATATCAAATATATTGACTGCTCAGGTAATACTCAGTATGAATTTATAAGTTCACTTGGAACATACACAATAACACCATGCCATTATTGTTCTACAATAAATCCTGGCTTCCCTTATGCTGATGTTGCAGCCTTTAACAACAAAGTATGTGGATTTACTTGTGTTACTCCTTCTTTAACCCCCACACCAACCCCAAGTGTAAGTTCATTATCAAAACAAAATGTCTTTGTTAGAGATTGTTGTACAGGTCAACTTGAATATCAAGTTCAAGTTGCTCTGTCTCTTGGAATAGGTAATACGATTGTTATAGACAATCAGTGTTATCAGATATATGCTCTTGGTGGTTCAGGTTCAGTTGGGGATTATTCCACAGCTACAAACTACATCAATTGTAATGAGTGTGTGGCAGATTATATATGTGCTGTTGACCCTGAAAAACCAACACAATTAAAACCATCAGTTCAACCTGTAACAATCACCCCAAGTGGAGGAACAGCACCTTGTGTTAGTTATTCTGCAATATCTGAACTATTCCAATTCAATGTGGTTCCACCATGTAATCCATTCTTTAACGAACAGATTATGTTCAAGAACAGATATGGTGCTTATGACTATTTTAGATTTGATAGAGCAAGAGCTGAAGGTCTTGGTATCTCAAGAGAAAACTATGGACAATGGAATGTGAATTGGGGTTCATCTGACCCAATCAAAACAAACTATTCAAGAGGAACAACAGACTTTAATACAGAGATTGTTGAAACACATATTGTAAACACAGGGTTTATATCACAACCTATGTTCGTTTATTTGGAAGAATTATATACCACAAATGATGCATATCTGATTCAAACTGATGGAACATTGTTTCCAATCAATATTGTGAATGCTGAATTTGTTAGGAAGACAAAAGGTAACAAACAGATATTCAATATTGAGTTAACTTATACTTTCTCAAATAACATTAAATTATTGAATAACTAATATGGAGACAACCCTTCTTGTTCTTGGTGATAACAACCAATGGATTCAACTAGACCTATACGAAAACTTATCCATCAATGTTATCATACAAGAGACAGACATAACTGATATTGAAGCAAGGCGTTCACCTTATTCTAAGACATTTGCAATCCCTGGTACAAAGAATAATAACGATTTCTTTGAGCACTTTTATGAAGTAAATGCTATTGGTTATGACCCCCTAACAAGAAGACAATGTGTTGTTCAATATAGGGGGAGTGATATATTCAAAGGATTTCTCAGACTTAACGCTGTTACAAGGGTTAAAGATATGATTGAATATGAAGTATATATTTTATCTGAAATAACAGACTTCAGTTCACTCGTTCAAGATAAAAACTTAAAAGAATTATCTTGGGTGGAGTATAACCATATACAAAACTATGATACGGTAACTCTATCATGGGCTGCTGATGGTGGTGATGTGAATGGTCTATTTGGTGGTAAAGTTATTTATCCAATGATTCACT